CCCAGAGCGTAAATATTAGTACCTACGAGATCACCTGATGCAGTTAGCGTACCTGTTACATCTAGAGGACTATATATATATGAGTGTGACTTCAGGAACGATGCATATTGTACAGTTCCGCCAGCATTTCCTATTAAGATTTGATTATTACCATAAGCCCTAAGCGCCAAATAGGTCCCATCACCGTATAGTCCGGTTGTTGCATTATACCCTACTTGAAAACTACCATTAGCAAAGGTTGCTAATCCACTCAGATTGAGTGTACCCGTTACGTTGACATTATAACTAAAGGTGGCATTTCCAGTCTGTCTAGCTATACTGAGTGCTGTACCAGTGAAGAGTCCACCTGCGTCATTATATCTGAGAAAGTGGAGATCTCCCCCTAACTGGTCACTCCCTCTAATGATCCAACGAGGAATAGCTGCGGTAGTAAGGAAGTAGACCTCACTGCTATTGGCGAACCTACCTACATAAAGTGTAGGTAAAGTAAGCGCCCCTGTCATCTCATCGCCACCTTTACCTACTTTCTCACTATCGAGTTCGTAGATAGCAGCTTGTACATTCGTTGACTGCACTCCTCCTGATGGTATGATTGAAAGTGTTGCAGCACTTGTTACTGCTACGGTTACCCAAGTGCTCATTTGTCGTCCATACGTTGCCCCGTCTAGTGGAGCCTCCTGAATAGTACCTTGCGGACCAGTTGCGCCCTGTTCACCACTAACGGATATCGTCCAATCATTATGTGTACCCAAACCATGACTTGTTTGCGCATCCATTATAAGTAGGCCATGATTATAGGATGTAACCGATCCCCACATATAATTATTTTGAGGATTAGATGTCTGATTGACGATGATTTTCGCCCCAGGTTTGTAAACTCTGCCAGTTTGAGTAGTGAAAGTCTTCATTCCAGTACCAATATCCACTGAACTGGTCGAAGTACTCCACAACCCCTCACTCAGAGTATTGATCTCTTGCCAATATAGTGGGTTAGTTGTCCTGTCTTGTAGAAATGTAGTCGGAACTGCCGCACTAACATGATCGGTGATACATTCGAATGCACGTGCACTATCAACATCGATAACTACGTCGCCCACATTATATTGATGACTATTTCTCCATGCACCCTTGAGTGCCTCCGTTCCCGTCATTAAATAGAGTATACTATCTATCGTCTTAATATTACGATCATAGTAAGCGTGCCAACCCGGAAAGTCGAATTGAGGAATCTCGAAGTCGAAATACGTTGTGTATTCTCTGACTGCGCCGGTCATCGATCTCTTCCCACTACTTTATAGCCGAACATAAAAGCAACGAATCTTAGAGGCTCTACCGTTGCACCTTGAAGACGGAGTTTGAACAGTTTAGCTCTAGCGTGGAAGGGCCAAGGACGCTGACGAACTGCCATTCTACCTGTACCGTAAGTCTGCTCATATGCACCATAAGCACCCTTATCGCCACCAACCATATCCATACTCAGTGCAGGAGTACGTATTCCGGTTATCTTATGCTTATAGTAATAATCAAGGAACATCTGTACGGTAAAGCGATCTGTTCCTTTAGCATCGACATTGATTGTTCTTACTAACTTTGTCATATCTCTCTTATCGAAGTCAGCCCAAGGAAATTCGACAACGAAGTTTATCGGCATACCTCGGTATAATTCCCAATTGTAAGGAAAGAAGTCTCTATTATCACTGAATGTCCCCTCTAGTCCTGAAGTGTGGGCAATTTTACACATAAAGACTTCGTGAGTCTCCGTATCTTTAACTCTCTGTCCTACACTATAGGATATATTATTACCCCATATACTGTCGTATTCACCTTTGAAGTCACCGTAGATAGGATCAAAGCGATTACCCATTCTCCATATCTTACCCTTAGTAGCAAGGAATACACGACCATAGAGGGAGGTAGTACCAGCTACGAAGTTCCATCCCTTATAACGCGACCATGCTTTAATCTTTAGATCCCTATTATACGTCAATGCATAAGCGGTCATCTCTGTTCTTAATCGAGTAAATGCTACAGTCGGCCCACCCCATCGTTTAGCATCACCGATAGTGTTAACAGTAGTGAATGTAATAATGTCCTCACTCACAACCGATGAGACGATGCAGTAAGTAGGGATATCTGTCGTAACTGTGTCTAATTGAGATAACTGAAACTGATCTCCTTCTTCCATACAGTGATTCGGTGCATGTAGTAATGCCGTTTTAGTACCTATAAGCTCGTATACGTAATAGATTGGATCATTAGGTAAACCGATTGGTACATTATCGTGATTGGGGGCGAATACGATATATCTACTATCGTGTGTGCTGTATACACTAAACACATCTCGTAATAGTGTAGCCGGGGTTAGTCTACTAATGTTCTTCTGTAACATCGGAGCGATAAATTCACTCAGTCGACCGGGGACAATAGAATTATCGAATTGCGATTTCTTAAAACTAGGAACGCCAATGGTATCAACCATTACGAGATCGAAACCTAGAAAGATCATACTCTTATGTGATATTGCCCCGTGACGAGCCACACTATCCGTTACTTCCGGTTTATGCTCCGTACTATCAAATATGCCCAGTTCAACCATCGCTACTGTATCATCGAAAGCAACAGCGAGAAAATTCCTAAACTTATTGATCCCTCTAATGAACAGACTCGAGCTATTAGTGTTGTTTAGGTCGATGTTAGTACCATCACTATCTGTTGCCCCCTCCCACACACCAGCGGCATCAGTCGCACTTATATGTACTCTATATGGAAAGAGAGGATCGCCCGCCATAACGAGCCACTTATCAATAGAACACACATATTTACATACTGGTACGTGTGCAGTACTGTAAGAGTCGCCCGGATCAGCTAGATAAGTGACGTTAGGATTCTTACTAAAGTCGATAATAAGTGGTTTATCTACACCATTACATGCGATGAGTGTACCTTTGAAGATTGCTGTAGATACGTAATCAATGGGATTCGTCCATCCCGGCCCCGGTTGAGCAGAGCCGGGAGTGGTGAATGCTATACTATTATCCCATATACGTGTAATAAATCCCGTTGCATTTATCTTAACAACCTCGCCCAACTTATCAAACACTACTATGTGATCATCGAAATAGGTAATATCGATTACATCTCCAGTTAGATAATGTGTATCTTTCACTACCGCCTTATCCGCTGTATCCGTACCACTCGCTGTAGCCTTACTCTTCATTACGACTGTGAAGTTATTACCATCAGTAACCCTTACACCTAATGGGATATTGATCACTTCTTCAGGCTTCAGTCCTACCATATTAGTCCAGTTAGCCGTAAAAGTGATGTGATCTCCAGACTGCATCCCATGAGAGGCGTATTGAAATGTGATCTCACGTAGATCGATGGTCCACGTAGCAACACTGGGTGCCGTTCCTGTAAGTATGCTGCCACGACGTAAATCTGCGAATAATTCCGTGCCCCATCTTACATTAAGTGTGTTATCTATACCTCTATGTACATTATCTAAGATAGGCTGAAAGGTTGACGACAAATTAAGGTCATCATCGACTACATTCAATCCTCCTCCGAAATCTCTAACGACCGTTGTTTTTAGTGCTGACATTACTAGGTCATCCAGTCAGTCATTGGACTAGCCGCAGGAGCACCAAACGGAATCGGCCCCCGATTGAGAGCCGCCCTTAATTGCTCCTCTCGTTTAGCCGTAGCATCCTGAAACTTCTTAATCGCTGCTGGTGCGTCTTCGTCATCAGCTAGGTAATTAAGACACGTAGCACAAACTAATAGATCAGGATCGAGCTTAACTACATCGTTAGGGAGAAAGCGAGTTGGCAATGTTCTATAAGTAACACGTACAATTCCCGTTGTAGTGATTGGTATTACTCTAAATATCTTATCATCTGGGACCGTATCGTAATATCTACGATAGGAGAAATTATTTGGATTCGTCATTGAAGGCATTGCATTTAATGGTGCGACATCGTTCTCAAGCCAAATATATCTAATATCATCGTGTCGTTTAATCTTATCTCGTAAGTCTTCTATGACGCGACCATCAATACCATTGAGCGTCATGGCCTCGCCATTAACGACATAACTAGGCCACCAGTAGTGATCGAAGAAGACGTTAAACTGTCGTTGTATAATGGCCGCGATAATATCTTCCGCATATTGTTGTACACTAATACCCGGTTCTTGTCTTAACTCAACGATAACACGTTGAATAAGATCATTGAATGTTATCATCATTCACCTCAAGTTAGTGGGGTTTCTTATATGTATAAGAAACCCCACTAGTACTAACCACCGAAGTGAGCAATCCCATACAACTCAGTCAAGTCTGCAACACCAATGAGTGCAAAGGTACGTACACCATTGGAGGCAGAAGTGAAGTCTACAGTACCACGAGGATCACTACTGCCCGCAGTTTGTGCGACACTATTAGACGCACCAGCAACGAACGTACCCGCTGTAGCACTCACTCCGTCTTCGAACCAATTCTGTACAGCGATAGTACGATACGGAAGACCGAAGACATCAGTCCAACCGATATTGACAGTAGTAGCTGCACCGTTTGGTGCCGTCCACGTAAGGAGTTCAATCCACCTGTAGATTTTAAGTGAATTGACCGGAGTTGCACCATTGATAGTAAGCGTTTCACGGATCGGTTGACCCATGTAGTCGCGACCTTGAATGGTGACCACATTGGCAGCAGTAGCGAGTGATACGAACGACAACTGCCTACCATAAGGAGCAAGTGCCGCACGTGTAAGAGTTGCTGCGAATACGTTACTAGAACCCGCTGTCGCCCAGTTACCACCGGCAAGTACACCAGTAGCATTGATAGCAGGACAAGCACCATAATCCGCCCTGTACTCACCAGTCAGATAATCGATATCTGCACTGAACTGAGCATCAGGCACGTACATGTTGACGTTTGGATTCCAAGTGTCAAAGTGCTGTGCGTTTACACCCTGAGCCATTACTTATCTCCTTTCTTAAGCGGTCGATGGCTAACTCCAACAACGTCACTCGTCTCGAGATCAATAAGTTCGACGTTCTCGGGATCACCAACAAGACGCTCCACTTCTGCACGAGTCCTTACCCTGATTGAGTGGCCTTTAGGAAACTTGAGGATAAAAGACGAAGGTTCCTCAATCTCTCCGTAGTTAAAGAGCCGCTTCTCCTTACTATAAGTAGCGACTCTACGCTTATATGCCCCACCGTCTTCGATAGTGAACTTCGGTACGGGCTTGTCGAGTTTCGGTAGTACTGAATGTGCCATCTCTCTCACTCGTTAATAAGGACAGCGTGAGTACGATAGGCTTTCCACATACAGAATTGGCCTTGCCAAACTACACGTGAACCGTTCGCGTCCACATTCCACGGAGCAGTAAGTTCTTTAACCTTCATATTGACGTGCTTGAGGATATGGAGGCGTAGGAACTTCGAATTGATGAAGTATGCCTTATTCACAGGACAGTCTTCATCATACATCATCGGCACATCTTGATGCGAGACCCCCTTGAAGCCAAGGTCCATCATCTTTTTGCCGTTGTTGCTATCACCAAGATTAATCGTAATCTTGTCACGCACTGCCGCACGATAGATACGATACAAGTTACGCCCTGTAAGGATGACGTCAGGCTTTTCACCCTTCACAGTAAGGTCCATAAGGATGTCATCGAATGCTTCTTCAATGTTAGTAGAGTCGATACCGCCAACATTGAAGTCATAGGAAGAAGTACGCCATTGGGGTTCGGTCGCGCGAGACAGGCCACCCAGTGTGCCCGTAGTAGGATCGTCTGGGATAAGTGATGCGAGACCGAGAGGATCAGTACCACCACCAGCAGCATACAGATACGCAGAAAACTGCTCTTTAATACTCTCTTCAAGGACTTCCATCTTCGCTTTCATCAACTTGAAGATTTGTGCTCGACCTCTATTCTCGTCTTCTTCCTGTTCGGAGATGATCACGGTTCCTGCGAACCTGCTCCATCCATAGCGAACAGTCGTAAACTCGTTGGTCTGATTAACGGGGAGTGTTTGGTAATACTCGTAAGTTCCCACGTTAGGGTTACGACCAACAGTAAGAGGATTAGTGATCTCCCAACCGCCATCTTCATATTCGACGCGATTGGTCGCCATTGCCCACGCGACAAAAGCATTACTTTTGACCGCGGCCATAATCAACTTGCCACGACTCTTAGTGAGTGTGGAGTTGAGAACCGTT